AGTTCGAGGCCCTGAGCGCCTCCGGCGTCGAGCTGGTCCGGGTGGTCAACAACCCGCCGTTCGGCCCGGACGAGCGCACCACGGCCTTCTGCCGATGGGTTCACGGCCGCATCAAGAGCGTCCGCCAACTCCGGGCCCGGGTGCAGCGCCAGATCGAGGCCTCGCTGGCCGGCGACGTGTCGGCGCTCCAGGCCAACGCCCCGTTCATCGACCCGGAGACCGCGCGCCGCGGGACCGAGGATGAGTTCGCGGCCTTCTTCCGGACCGCAGGGCTCCCGCCCTACCACTTCGGCTGCCGGGACGACATCGAAGCCGTCCGCCCGCGTTGATCGGGAATCCAGGTGATACGGCCTGGAAAGCAGGTCAAGGCCTGGATCCCCAGGCGAAAGGTCCCTGGCCTGGCCCAGCTCGATACTCGGCGCGCCGTAGCGCCTTGAGCTGAACCCGGGTCCGGCACTCCACGACGGGCCAGGGCGCCGCGGATTCGATTGGTGTCCCCGGCGGGAATCGAACCCGCGTCGGCGGGTTGAGAGCCCACCATGCTAGACCGCTACACCACAGGGACATGGTAGCGGGGACCGGACTCGAACCGGCGACCTCTGGGTTATGGGCCCAGCGTTCTACCCGCTGAACTACCCCGCGTCGGAACAGTGTAGCACGAAAAACGCCCGAGGCCGAGGGACCCGTCCATGCGGCCAGGCTACCCCTCGGACACTCGGGACATCGGAGAGTCTCCTGACGACGGTCTACAACGACGCGTGTAGCTCTGTGCGTCCCGTCGCCACGCAGGACACCAATCCTGCGGAGCACCAGTGTATCTCATCGACCGTCCGGGCGCGAGGCTTTAGCGGCCGGCGTCGGCGTCAGCGCGGTCGCAGATGAAGACGGTTGGGTGCCAGACGCGCGTCGCCTCGACGCCGCAGGAGCAGATCACTCGCTCTGGAGGCTTCTCCTTGATCGAGATCCGGAGTTCGATCTCGCCGACCTGGCAGTCCGGGCTCGGGCTCGAGCACTTGTAGGTGAAGGTGACCATGCCCGAAGTCTACACCAAAAGCAACGGCCCGGCTCCCTTGGTCAGGGGAGCCGGGCCGTTGGACTCTTGAGCTAGCCCTAGACGGTGCCGCCGTCATCAATGGGCGCGGTCAGTCACTTCCGCATCTCCGCTCTCCGAAGCTCGCCTGCACCGTGGCGTCCGGTCGGGTCGTAGCGGGCTCTGTCACGTTGGATTCCACACCTCGTCCTTTGCCTGCTGTTCTGGGGTCGTGGTCGCAGCTACCACGCAGGGGAGTTTACCCCGCACCGCTGGCTCACGCCAGGGTGTATTCGATCTCGACGTGGCTCTGATCGTAGGCCGTCTCGTCGGCCACGGTCGTCAGCGTGATGTTGGTCGCGTCGACGTCGACGTCGCAGAAGGCCGCGTCGCCGAGAGGTTTCGCACCCTGCACCTCGCCCATGCCGTCCAGGTCGTAGGCGACGCCGCGGAGGGCGACGATGGCGTCCATCGCGGCGATGCCGTGCGCCGTGGCCTTGGTCGTGGAGTCGGGGAGGGCGCCGGTCGCGACGACCTTGCGCATCACCTCCTTGCCGCCGAACTGGTAGCCGGCGGGCTCCTCGGTCGAGTTCATGCGCGCCCGGTGCATCCGGACGAGCTTCTGGAGGGTGTCGCGAGTCGCGCCTGCGCGGTCGGGAAGGTTCTTGATCGTAGCCATGGTCTCAGTTCTCCTCAGAAGGGGTTGGGGCGAGACTGCCCTCGTCGACCCGGGTGGGCCGGTGTCTCAGAATGATACCACAGCGTCAGGAGACGTTCCACTTGTTCTTGAGGTAGGCCTCGACATCTGCCCGATCGCCCGTTGAGAGGGCACTGTCATACATCAGGATCTCCCCGATCTCGCCCTCGAACGCCGTGGACGTGCCGCCGTCGAACGACCCCACGAAGAAGTTGCCGGAGTTGTCCAGGTTGCCGTAGCCGGTGATGTCGACCGGCGAGGCCGGGACCTCGTTGAAGTCCTCGAACTGGCGGAAGTTGTTGCCGTCACGGACCATGCTGGTGATCCGCACAGTGTCGTCGTTCCAGGTCTCGCTGGAGTCGGACAGCACCACCGCGGTCGTGTCGTCGTCGATCGCGCTGGTCATGTCGTCCGAGGGCGCGGCGTTGTTGATCCGCATGTGGTAGCGAATCGAACCGCCCTTGGCCAGCAGCTCCCCGCGCTCGCCACTCTGGCTGGTGCGGTAGACGACATGGAACTCGAAGTCGCCGGCACCGACGTTGAGGCCGGTGGGGCTCGGTGTGATGATGAAGTGCTCGTCGACTCCGTCGAACTCGATCATCTGCCGCCCGCTGACCAGCACTGTCGACGGCTGCAAACCGGCGAGGCCCTGAGAGAGGGTGTGGCTGTTGCCGGACTTGTCCGCCCACGCGCTGACGTTCGACCCGGTGCCGAACGTGATCGTGCTTCCGTCCTGCGCGTCCCACCACGCCATCAGCCCGGCGATGTCGTCGGGCTGGAAGCCGGGCACGACCAAGAACGAGTTGAGGAGCATCGCCATGGATCAGCCCCTCGTTCCGATCAGGTAGATCTTCAGGCCAGCGGCGTCCGCCGACGAGCCGGCGTCGTCGATGTCGATCGTGATCTCGGCGTCGTCTGCGAGAGAGGTGTCGGAGATCACCGGTGCAGTGGCCGCGGTCTCCGAGGTCTTCTCCGTCGCGTCGATCGTCAGCTTGGTCGACAGGATCGTCGAGCCGCTCTCGTTGATGTCGACCGTGACCGTGCCGGTGGTGGACGCCGTCGTGAGAGAGGCCCGCACCTCGCTCAGCGTAAAGGCGTAGGGCATCCGGAACGTCACCTTGCCGGTGCCCGTGGTCAGGACCGTGGTCTCGTCTGAGGCCGCGACGATCAGCGACTCGGTCGGGGTGCCGGCGGCGCCGAAGGTGAAGGCGTGCCAGTCACCGGCCCCGTTCGAGACCAACAGCACGCCGGAATACTGCGAGGTGAGCTGGAGGTTCGACGCTCCGTTGATCGTGTCGGAACCGTTCGGGTCGATCGTGATGGTGCCGGTGCCCTCGTGGAAGACCAGCAGCTCGCGGCCCTCGTTAGCAGCAGCCAGAGCCTCCAGATCGACGTCGAAGCTGCTCGCGCCCGTCGTCACCACGATCATGTCGTCCGCGTCCACCGCGTAGGTCGTGCTGGCCTCTTGACGCAGCTTCCGCATGAACGTCCAGTTCGACAGTAGGCGGTAGGCCGAAGCGTCGGACGCGATCGGAACGTCGCCTGAGCCGGCCGTCTTGTAGAGGGCCCAGGCCAGGGTGTGGTCGTAGCTCCCGGCCGCGAAGGTGCTCTGCAAGTCGGCGAGCGTGTCGTTGTGGAAGTAGAGCGGTATCGGCCGGTCAAAGATGTTCTGGAAGTTGTCGTTGACCTTGCCGTCCCAGGCCGTCTCGGCCGAGCCGGGGATCTTGCGGGAGTATCGGGCCATGATGCCTCTTAGGTGACGTTGGTGAAGGTCTGCGTGACGGGCTCCGCGAGCTGGCCTCCTCGGACCTGGGTGATGCGGAGCTTGAAACCGGCCGGCTCGGACGACGCGAAGTCGGCGAGGCGATCTGTCTCAGTATACGTGAAGGCAGCGACCGAGACGGTCTCGGTTCGCAACAGCGTGTTGGAGAGGTTGAGCACCTCGACGATGAAATCTCCCTCTGGGGCCGGATTCGGCGACGCCGTGCCGTAGCCACTCTGGCCGGCTCCGGCTCCGGGGGACTGCGGGTTCGAGTAGGCCCAGAGGAAATCCAGGTCGTCCTCGCCCGGGACCGCGGTCAGGCGGTAGGTCAGGTCGGACCAGCGCACAGTGCCGCTGCCTGCGGAGCCCGATCCCGTGTCCAGTCGGATGTCCGAGACCTGCACCGGCCGGGGACCCTTGCCGTAGACCGGCAGGTCGAATGCGGTGATGGTCGACAAGGGGATCGTGCCTACGCCAGTGGGCGCCGACTTCGCGTAGACCGTGGAGTCCACCGTGAGGATGACGTTGTCCTGAATCAGAAGGCCGTCGGAGTCCTCCAAGATGTAGATCACGTCGCCCATCGCCAGGTCGATCGGTCTGGTGTCGTAGCGACCTCGGATCAGACCGCGCATCTCGTAGGTGCTGCCGACGACGTTCACGATCCGCTGGAGGAACATGATCTCCTGTTCGCCAGCGGCGTTGATGGCCACCGCGAGCTGGCGGCCGGCGCGCCACGCCGTCAGGTCAGACGACAGATCCAGCACCGTGCCGATGTCGACTCCGAGGGCCGTGAACTGGGGCCCGATGCTGAGATCCATCTCGGAGTCGGCAGGGAACGACGCATCGAGGGTGCCGCCGGTCATAATCGAGCCGTCGTTACCCTCGAAAGTGAACGTGGAGTTGTCCGGACTCAGGTAGATGTCGGAGCCTAGCACGGCCGAGTGCGCGCGGATGCGTGGGACAAGCACGGTCTGCGGACCGTTCGCACCGGTGAGGATCTCCGGCACCTCGATCAGCCCGAAGGACAGATCGGCCTCGACCGGCGTGCCTCCACTTCCGGTGTTTCCGCCGTTCACCTTGAACTGAGAGAGCGGGGCCCCGTAGAAATCCGGCATCACGTGGAGCTGGACCTCTCCGCTCTCCGGATCGACGATGACCTTGGTGACTCGCATCACCTCGTTGAAGCCGTCTACCAGGATAGCCTGGCCAGGGATTAGCCGCCGGCATCCACGGTTGCACGAGATCATGTGAGCGCCGGAGCCTGCGCCGGCCATCTCTTCGAGCTCGCGCCTCGCTGCGATCAGAGAAGCGGTGTCGAAGAAGATCGTCGAGATGATCTGCACCACCCGCTGCCGATAGAATTCGGCGAATGCCGCCTGACCGTCGTCATCGACGGTGATGGTCATGTCCCGATACTGGTTATCCTGATCGGTGAACGAGAACACCAGGCGGTCGACTGGGCGACGGGAGTGGTTGCCACGGATCTCGGGGACCTTGGTCTGGAGATCGTAGGTGACGTTCGCGAGCGTTCCTCCGGACGGATCACGCAGAGGCACGAACTCCAGCAGCCCGGTTCTGAAGTTCAGCGCCAGGAAGCAGCCGATGTCCTGCATGATGCCGCCGATGAGACCCTGGAGATCCTGAGCGTCCGGCGCGATCACGCTGCACCTCAGATCCTCGGTCTCGGTCAAGGTGCCGAGGTCCTCCAGCGTGTTGATGTCGATCTCGGCCGAGGACCCTGTCTTGGGCTGTCCGATGCCGTGCGGCCACGGATCGTAGAGGAGTTCGGCGAGGATGTGCGCGATGTTCAGGCCGTCGTCGCCTTGGCTGACGTAGACCGACACAGTGCCGTCGTTGGTGGCCCCAGAGATCGTCTCGTTGGTGAAGATGTCGGTCGTGTTCGACGGAGATACCGGGCGCGTGACCTTGAAGACAGTGAAGTCGGTGGGGGTGCCGAGGCCAGTGTTGCCCGAGAGCTGGATCTGAGTCAGCGCGCCGAGGTTCGCGTCCCCGAGCACGGTGATCTTCGCAGTGCCCTTCGTGCCGTTGGTGACAGTGGACACGATGTAGGTCTGGCTACCGAGCACCTGCGTAGCCGAGAAGCCTTGCGAGGACATCGACAGGTGGACAGACTGAAGCTGCGTCTCGAAGACGTAGGTCATCAGTGGCCAGTTCGGTGACGGCCCAAGACGCTTGCTGATCCACTGGATGTAGCAGAGGTGTGGCCAAGAGGAACTGATGCCTCCGTTGATCGAGGTGAAGGACGGATCGCTGTTGATCGGCTGACCGTCGGCTACTCCGTTCTGCCCCCAGAAGATCCGAAAGCTGCCCTCGTTGCCCAGGTTGATCGTGGAGCCGGAAGGGTGAGACTCGCGCGAGATCGGGCCGGTGAAGATCGGCTTGCCTTGCTGCTCGATGCTATACAGGGTCCAGGCCGGGCCGACGCAGATGGCGTGCCATCCATCCTCTCGAAAGACGTCCACCTTCGGTGCGCTGAACACCGAGCCCTTACCGCCCTCGGCCTTCTCCTTGGCCTTCTGTCGGTTGCCTGCTGCGCAGAACACGTAGCCGAGTCGGCGCCTGCCGATGAGACGAGGAACGAAGGTTCCACGCGTCGCAAGAGCCGTGGGCTTGTCGTCCTGAGCCAGCGACTTGTTCTTCTTCTTCAGCAGCTCGGCAGCCAGCAGAGACAAGCCGATCGACAGAATCAGAAGGGCGACTGTGACCAGAGCCTTGGATGGCTCATTGGGATCGACCTGCGGAGGGAAGGCCGCAGTCCAGAGAGTGTAGAGACCGAGCGCCGTGGTGCTGCCGATGATGAGCGGGAGCTTCAGCTCGTCAGGATCGTCGTAGATTCTCACAGCGCCCACTCCTCGCGCTGGTAGAACCGGCGCACGTCATGCAGCTCGTAGGGCTCCGGAAAGTAGAGGCCGGTGTAGTGGACCCGCTGCCCGTCGGCCTGCCACATGGTGTTCTCGCGAGGGCCTACGATCATGGCGTGGCCTGGACCGCCGCCGATCGGGCCGGAGATCAGGATGTCCCCGGGCTGAACATCCCAGACTTCCATGGCCGTCTTCTCTTCTTCGCGAGACTCGACAGGGATGCTGCCAGAGTAGGTGCGCAGGAACCACTTGAGAGCTGCCCGCGCCTTGGCCGCGTTGTGCATGGCCGTGTCGTGCGGGATCTCAGGCAGAGGCATGGGCTCGCGACGGAACAGTTCGTCCAGCACGCGAGCCACGAAGGCCGTGCAGAACACTCCGCCCTCCGGGCCTTGCTTGACGATCGAAGGCGAGTAGGGAGTGTGCTCCCATCCAGTCAACACGGCCTCGAGCCTGCGCTCGAACTTGCGACCGCGCGCCACGTCCTCGACGAAGCCGTTGCCGTCCGCGTGTGCGCCGAACTTCACAGGGCCCCAACGCAGGCCCACATCTCGGTAGTGGATACTCACTGGAGGGTGCCTCCGTCCTCGAAGTTCGGATGGTAGGGCGGGATGGCGAAGCCGATCCCGAGGAAGTTCGCCTCGTTGCTGTAGCGGGCGCGGCAGGTCTCGATCGTCTTGTCACACCCTGAACGCAGCACCACCGTCCGGCCGTCCCAGTCCTCCGGAGGCTTGCGGCGCATGAAGAACTCCAGCCGGTTGCCGTTGATCTCGTCTCGCCAGTCGTGGATGCTGATGGTCAGACCTTCGAGGGTCATGTCGCCGCGCTGATAGAACCGATCGCCAAGGCCGGTCGGAATCGCGCTGACCGTGACCTTGGAGCCGTCGATGTCGGTGATAAGCACGTTGAGCGTTCGACTGGCGACCGACATGTCGACCTTGCAGACCGGCCCGCCGAGGATGTTCACGCACTGGTGGTTGCAAGGCAGGCCCAGTGCGACTTCCTTGATGCGAGCCTTCAACGGCAGAGCTTCTATTCGGCACAGGCCGGGCTCACCTTCGGCGTTGCGAACATATTCTCCACACTCCCCCTTGAAGACGGTGCTGACCGTGAGGGTGCCCTCGGCGTTCTCTGACCTCTGGATCTCGATCACCTCGACGGTGGTGACCGCGAATGGCTCACCGCTGGTGTAGCGGTTCTGGAAAGCAGCGGGATCCTCCGACACCGGCAGCGTGATCGTCAGCGGGTTGTCCTGAAGGATGCCGTCGTTCTCCGGGAGTTGGATCTCCATCGACGGCGTGGACTCGTAATCTACGCCGCCGAATGAATAGTCCGAGTCGAGGTTGGTGAACGCCTCGGGAGACGTAGGACCGCCGTGGGTGAACTTGACCAGCGTGAACGGCGTCTTCTGTGAGAGGTCAATCGCTTCGGCCATCGGTGCTCCTAGGGGTCGACGTCGACTTCCTTCTCATTCTGGGTCTCGACAGTCGTCAGTCTAACTCTACACCCAGCCTCGGTAGCCTGCCACTTCTCTCTGAGGAACTCCTCATCGAAGCGGGTGATTCGAGCCACAGCGAACCTCTCGATGGTGGTGACATCGAGCCCGATGGGCATCGACTGCCCGAGCACCAGGGTCAGGCGCCACCGGCCGCCGATCTCCTGCACGGTGTTGATCTGGCGGATCAGAGGCGGGGATCCGTCATTGAAGACGATGCCAGCGGCGATGTTCTGCTCGGTCCAGATCGACTCGAAGTCAGCGAACACTCCCTGTGGAGTGATCTCGATGAACTGCGGATCGGTGTCGATCACAGCCCACACGAACTCGCGGTCTATCGCCCAGAAGTTCAACAGCGGCCCCTTGCGGCTGTCGAAGAAGGACAGCACCTCCCAGAAGCTCTGGCGATCGGTGAAGCCGAGGTCGAAGTGCTGCACCTGGTTGTAGCGGGTGCCTTCCTTGAACACGACCGACTTGCGGCCCTTGCGCGTCTCTCGACCATAGCGGCGATACGACGTGCGGACGGCAGAGGAGAAGTCTGGTTCGATCTCGAAGACCGGCTTCCCGAGTTCCACGGTCCAGCCGGCCGGGAAGCCGAACGCCACCGGGGGCAGGGAGTTCTTGCCCTTGTGCTCGCGACAGGTCAGAGTGAGGTCTACCACCGTCTCTCCGGTGGACTGCACTCGGTGATCCAGCTCCGGCTCGAGCAAGATCTCCAGGTCAATGAGAGGGGCCACGGCGTAGCGGCCGGCTTCCTTGGTGGAGGCCAGCGCCGAGTTCAGGACCAGTCTGTCTCCGAGAGGGTAGTTGATCGAGTGGACGTCATAGGCCCCGCTCAGGTGCATCTGTGGTCCGACCGGAACGATCACGATGCGTCCGCCTTGGAAGAATCGACGACTGTCAGCGTCTACGAACAGCTCGGTGCCGGAGCTGTCTTGCGTGACCAGAGTGAAGTCCTGGTAGATCGGCATGACGATGTTCTCGTCCGTCATGCGACGCAGCGTGACGTAGAGACGGTCTGCGATCTCCGGGGTCATCTGAAGCCAGCGGAAGGTGATGATACGCTCAGGGCGATCTCCGTCGGCTCGACGCTCCTCGGCTCCGGTAGCTCGGCTCCGAGTGATGTCGGTGGGATACCTGGTCTCCATCTCGACCTCGGTGGCCCAGTTGTGCATGAAGATGTCGATGCCGGTCGGGAACGGCAGCGGCTCTGGAGCGATGACGCCGGTCTTCGCCATGATCTCCAGACCGACATCGGTGACTCGCAGCTCACTCGTGCTGCCGGAGTCTGCGATCGTCTCCGCGGTATAGCGGGTGACAGCCACGGTGCTTGGAGTTTCTGCTGCCACCTCGATGCCGACGTCGGTGACCTGGACTTCACTTGCTCCACCGTCGTTGCCGTCGGCCACGGCTTCCGCGGTGTAGCGAGTGACGCCTGCCTTGGGCGGAGACTTCGCGAAGACCTCCACGCCGACGTCGGTGACCTGGACCTCGCTCGTGCTGCTGGAGTCGGCGACCGTCTCCGCCGTGTAGCGGGTGACGGCGGCCTGCGCGGGGGACTCCGCGAAGACCTCAACGCCGATGTCGGTTACACGAACGTCAACCATCGGTTTAGGTGTCGACCCTCATCCCGAGCTCGACGCCGTCGACTTCGGTCTCGGTCCAAGCCGCGGTCGTGACCGGGTTCTGCTCCATGATCCGCATGTCGGCCGAGACCGACGTGCTGCTGACAGTGATCGGAGTTCCTTGATCGGCTTCCGATGCGCTGACGTCCCTGACGCGCACCTCCAGATCGCGAGAGCCGCTGTTCTTCATCCGATGGCGGACGGTGACAGCCACAGCTCGGATGGTAGGACTGTCGGACAGAGAAGGCCCGACGTCGTCCATCGTGTAGAGATCGACGTCGTTGACAGCCTGAGAGGTGACCTCGCTGCTGTCCACTCCGCTGGAGTTGTTGGGGGCGTTGTTGACCAGGTTCCAGTTCGTTCCTCCGGAGCTTGGATCCCAGTCGGTCTGGTTGCCGTCGCCGTCCGTCTCCATCCCATACACGAGGAACGGAACAGTGTGGAAGTCGTCGAACACGGTGCCGGCAGGGGAGTTCACATCGTCCCACACCAGGAAGTTGTCGAACTGAAGGTTCGTGGCTGGAGCCGCGAGTTGCACTCTGTCAGCACCGTCGATCGCCTGGTTGGCCGTGTTGACACCGGCGGTGTTCAGGATGGTCGAAGAGTTGCCGAGTCGATCGAATCGGCGCAGCTCGAAGCTGCCGTTCACTCCGGTCCTTACTACGACCTTCAGAACGTAGACGAACCAGCCTCGAGCCGTAGCTCCCCACGGAATGTCCCCGGAAGTCTCCAGCACCGTGGTTCCCCGGCGGGCCTCGATCCTGAAGTTGCCGGAGAAGCTCGGGGAGTTGATGATCTGAAGGTTGAACTGCTCTCCTGTCCCGTCGCGGATCTCCAGGATGGTTCCGGAGCCGGTTCCGTCGGTGGTCTTCCGCATGTCGAACTGGACGAACCAGGTATTCGACACCGATCCCACGAGAGCGGGGGTGCGAATGGCGTCGTTGAAGAACTCCGTTCCAAACCCATGCTTGCGTCCCGTGACCCCGCCGAAGGATCCTGAAACGGTCCCGTAGAGCTTGGTGTAGTAGTCCAGGGACCGTCGGACCTCGAAGCCCTCTACCCATCTCAGTGACATCTAGCTGATCCTCTCGAAGCCGAACTGGCCATTGTCGATGTCGGTCTTCGTCCAGGTGGACGCGGTGACCGGGTTCTGGTCGAAGAAAACAGGGGTGTGGGCCACGGAGGTTCCATCGACAACGATGTCGTCTCCGTTCGCCGTCATCGAAGTGCCGTCGTAGAACTTGGTGCGGAGAGTGGACGATCCGGCAGCCGCCATCCGCGCGCCGATCGAATACTTGACGCCGAAGATCGTGCCGACGCCGGTAGCTGGGTTGTTCTCGTAGTCGTAGAACTCCTCGTCGGTGTTGGTGTTGGTGTAGACGTAGTCGGTAGATGACGGGTTCGTGGGATCGTCATCGACCTTGTCGTAGTGCGTCGTGGGAGTGGTCGGCTCGATGCTCCAGTCGATGGCCGTGCCGTCTCCGTTAGGCTTCAGGTGATACATCACCGAGTCGCCACGGAAGTCGTTGTTGACGGTGCCGGTGCCGTCCAGGATGTAGATGTCATCCATCCGGTTCGTGGTGCCTCCGTTGTGGAACCACGAATGTCCGTCGGCCCCGGACGAGCCTAGTTCTTGGAGATCGACAGGGCCGGCATCAGACAGCACGTTCTGTTCGTTCACGCGCAGCTCGTAGCTGCCGGTGTTGGTCAGCGTGACCTTTAGCTCGATGTAGTGCCAGACGTTGAACGCCAGGACCTCGGACGAGGTCGCGATGGTGGTGGCTCCTCTCGTGATCCGAAGATCGAATCCGCCACCGCTGGTGACGGCCTCGAGCTTGAGCTGCTCGGAGGCTCCGTTCAGGAAGCGCCACTCCCAGTCGGCAGCGCCCAGGTAGAGACCGAAGCCAATGATCCAGGTGTTGTCGACGCCGAGAGACGGAGTCGTCATGTGCCCGGTGTTCGACGTGATGTAGCGCGCACCTGGAGAGGTGCGGCCGGGGGTCGCTGGTCCCACTCCGGAGTGGGATAGGTAGGCCTGGCTCCAATGGGTCGTCGAGCCCCACAGCTCCGCACCCTCTGTCCACTTCAACACCATGTTTCGTCACCTTCTCCGTGTGCCGGAGCTGTCTGTCTGGTTCTTTCTCAAGAAGGATAGCATAGCACCCTTGCCGCCCTGGAGCAGTTTCTCCATCGTAGCGTTGGTGGCCGGAACCACCGGGAGAACCTGCCCGTCGCCGGCACCGCTTCCGCCGCTGCTGCGGCTGTTCGCCTCTGCGCGCTCGCTTGCCTCGCGGGCCTGACGGAGCTGCTCGCTCACCAGGCCGCCTGTCTGGAAGAAGGGCCCACTGCGGCCCACGCTGCGCGCCCGGGAGCGCGTGCCGAGACCGACGAGAGCCCGCAGCGCCATCGGATCTCCGGCGCCGGACCGCAGTCGATCGAAGAAGTCCGCACCCATGCGCGCCACGGTGTGGACCGGATTGACCCACTCGCCGGGCGTGAGGCGCGCCAAGACAGTGTCCGACTTCGGAGCACCCGGGGGCGGGCGCGACTCGAAGCTGGGACCGCCGGGGACGTTGCCGCCGACGGCGAAGTTCGGAACGGTGACCGGGCCGCCGGAGCTGAAGCCGCCGACCGGGGAGCCGATGCCCAGGCCGAGGATCGCCTTCGCGATGGCTAGCTGCACGAGCTGCTGGAGGATGAGTCGCGCGATGTCCTGAAGGAACCTGGCGAACCTCTCCCGCAGGTCGGTGTCGGTCGTCGGGTCGAGAGCGTCGACCACGCTGTCCGACACGAAGCTGGTGAACCTCTGGACGATCCCCTGCGCGATGTTGACGCCGGCCTGGAAGGACGACGCGAACTGCTCAGCGAACCCGCGGAGTCCTTGCGCGAAGCCGAGCCCGAAGTTGCGAACGCTCTCGCCGACTCCGTCGATCTGGCGCCGCAGCTCCTCGATCACAACGCGCTGCTTCTCGATCTCCAGCGTGGTGCGCTCGGTCTCGGCTACCTCCTGCTGACGCAGCGCGATGATCTGCGACTGGATGGCAGCCTTCGCCTCTTCGCCGTTCGCTGCGCGCAGGTCTCGCTGGAGCTGCTGCTCGGCCAGCCCCGCGGCCTGGATGCGGTTCTGTCGCTCGACGGTCAGCACGGCGATGCGGTTACGTGCAGCAGCCAGCTCGCGCTCGACCTGCGTAGCGCCGGCCTGCCGAAGGCGGAAGAGTTCCTGCTCTCCGCGCACTTGCTGGGTAGTGACCGCGGCCTGGGCCTGTGCCTGCTGAAGCTGCTGACGGAACTGGTCGGTGACCTGCTCGTCTCGAGCCCCGATCTCGAACGGGAGTTGATCCTCGCCTCCTTGTGCCTGACCGAAGGCCTCGCGGAACTTGGCCAGAAGCTCCTCCGCGCGCTCGGCGATGGAGGTCTCGTCGAACTCCGGAACCGGAGCGGTCGCAGCCTCGCGACGCTTTTGGATCTCTTCCTCCAGTCGGCGGATGCGCTCTCCGGCCCTTCGGTTCGCGTCCTCGTCGATCTGCGCCTGCTCGTTCTTGATCTCCTCGATCTCTCGGTTCAGGTCCTTCTCCAGCTCCTTGAGCTGAATGTTCCTGGTGTTGATTTCGGCCTCGCGCTCGGCCGCATTTAGGCGGGACAGATCTTCGGATGCTCCCAGTTCCAAGTCGAACAGCGCCCTTAGCCTGGTGAACGCGTTGCTTGCGGCCGTGATGATGGACTGGAAGGCAAGGATCGCACCTCGTCTGACTTGCGCGAAGATGGTGGCGCCGAGGCCAATGGCGCGAGTGGCCACCTGCTCGACCAACGTGCCGAACACTTCGGGCAGATCGCGGAGCGACAGATCGATGCCGAGGATCTCGGCTGCAACCGATCTCGCTGCGAACACCAGTGCTCCGAACACCGCTACGATCTGGAACAGGCGCGGAGGGATGCTTCCGATCAAGAGCAGCACCCGGGACAGTGGCCCGGACAACAGCCCCACGATAGTCACGATTCGGCCGAACCCTCCGGCCAGCAGAGCAACGCCAGCACGCGCGACCGCGATGATGGTGATGAGCTGGGTCACGCTCGACACCACGTCCTGGACACTGCCGTCGGTCAGCCCGAAAGCCTGCGCGATCCGGATCACCGGCTGGAAGATTGCCGAGATGACAGAGAATGCCTGGCGCACTCCTCGCACCAGTCCGACCACGGCCGCAGCAGCGATCTCCAGACCAGCAGCGATGGTGGCTCCGGCCTGAGCCAGACCACCGAATCCGATCTCCCCGGCCAGCTCGCGGAACACTCCGGAGATCCGATCCAGCGCGTCGAAGATGGCGGCGAACGCCGCGAGTGCCTGCGGGGTCGGCTCCAGCAGACCGGTCTGCTCGTTGACCTGGACCAGCGTATCGAAGATGTCCTGGAGCGTGGTGCGCAGGGTCTCTGAGAAGTCGACGGCCGCAGCACCGGTGACGACTTCGAGCGCGCCGCGGATGCGGTTGGCCAGGCCCGGGATCTCGTTCGCGATCCGGCGGGCCGCCTCGGCCGTGCCGCCCAGGCGATCGGTCAACTCGGCGAACAGCTCGTTGCCGTCGGCCGCCGTTCGGACGAGCTGGTTCAGCTCGGCCGCGCCGCCGAAGAGGGCAGCCAGTCGAGTGGTCTGGGCCCGCGCCGTGCCGCTCAGGATGGACCTGGTCTCCTCCGCGAGCTGCTGCTGCGACAGGTTGATCGAGGTCGCCGCCTGCGAGATGAGGACCGACAGGTCGGCGATCTGGTCGATGTTTAGACCCCGGGCGAGGCCAGGGCCGACCGCCTGCTGGAAGGCAACTCCCAGTTCACCGACGGTCGCGGTGGTCTCCAGGGAGCGCACCAGCAAGGTCCGCTGCACTTGCTCGCCGGCCCGGACCGCCGCGTTGAAGGCCTCCTGACCGCGGAGCTGGCGGCCCTGGAGATCGGTGATCCGGCCCGCCGATGCGATGATGCCGGCGAACCCGACTCTAGTGGCCTGGAGCTCGGCGTTGAATCGGACGCCCAGGCTGACTAGGTCGCGGAAGCTCGAGGCTGCCTGCCGGGCTAGGGCGAACGCCGCCAGAGCGCCGACCAGCCGGCGGAAGGTGAAGAGGAGGCGGTTGCCCTGTCGGTTCAGCCCAAGCAGCTCACGGCGCTGCTGGCGGGCCGCTTCGGTCGCTCGGCGCTGAGCCCGTTCTGCCTCGCGCTGGGTCCTGACGGACTGCGCAGCGGCCCTCTGGCGGTCCAGGCTGGCCTGCCTCGTGATGCGGCTCAGCTCGCGTTCGATGCGCGCCCGCTCCTGCACCTGGGCGTTGAGGGCTCGAAGACGCTGGGTCTCCTCGCGACGAGCAGCGGCGGACTCTCGGGCGGCCCTGGCCTGCTGCTGTTGCTGGCGGGTGGCGCCGGGGTCCGCGATGTCGGTGCGGACCGCGCGGCGCGCTCGGTCGAGGTCGCGAAGGGCGCGAACGGAAGCGTCGATCTCGCGGCGAAAGTCCCGGAACGTGGTCCGGAACCGATCGCGAGCGGTCAGCGTATAGCGAAGTTCGCCACGGTCGATGGCCACCTAGAATCTCCCGCCCTTGGCGGAGAACCCGAGTGCCTTGAGGAACTCCTTGGCACCTCCGGCCGGTGCGTTCTTCGGCGCCTTCATGGGTCGATCACCCACCGCCGCGAGCCAGCCATTGGTCAGTTCCCGCATCGCCTTCGACTCACCCTGCGCAGCGACCATGTGGGTCCACGCCTGCTCCGCCTTCTCCTGGTAGAAGATGCGCGTCAGGCCTGCTGCGATGGCGTTGAAGGTCAGCACGTCCAGATCCTTCACCTTGTCGATGTCCCAGCCGGTCTGGATGACCAGCCAGAGCACCTGTTCTTCGATCTCGCTCCAAGAGGAGTCGGCGCTCAGCTCGCGGGACTCGGGGTCTCCGTGTCGCTGCTGGGCTGCTCGACGAGCTCCCCATCCACTTCGAGGGCTTCGTCCGTGGAGTTGGTCCGGCTGCCCTCGGGAGCGACGCCCGCGACGTCGCCCAGGGCGTCGTCCAGCTTCGCTTCCGCCGCCCTCCGAACCTTCTCCGAGAAAGGGCCGAAGACCCTCGTGTTGGCCTTGAGGAGACCGTTCACCATCGCGACCGTGGTCGCCAGGTCCAGCGTCTTCATCACCTCGTCACCGATGTCCGAGTCGTGCGCCTCCTCCCGGGTGAACTCGTCACGCAAGGAGTCGGCGAGCAGCTCGCCCAGCAGCCTCCGGCACTCGTCGCCGAAGATGCAGTCGAGTGCCTTCGACCAGGCCTGGTCGGACCGCTCCTCGCGGAGGCGGGCGACGTCGGGCGCGATCGCGCCCATGTGGGTGATGGTCCTCTGGTTGCCGTCCTCGTCGACACCCTGGTCGACGGTTCGCTCGACGTCGTTCTTCCCGCCGGTCAGCACGCGCAGCGCCTCGATCACCGGCTCGAAAGCGGTGCGCAGGCGCCACAGCATGGTGAGGCTGACGGGGTAGAAGTTCAGCTCGTGTTCGCCCACCTTGTGGGCGACGTGCTTCGGCTTGAAGAGGGACTCTCGCTTGAAGAACTTGGCGGACTTGGCCATGGTGTGGCGGTCTCCGTAAGGGTTGAGGGGTAGAGGTCAGGGGAGGACGGATCCTCCCCTGGGTATCCTACCACAGATCAGCCCGACTAGAGGCCGCGAACCGTCAGCGTCGCGCCGGTCGACCCGATGTTCGAGTTCTTCAGCGCGGTGCCGGAGAACTGGGCCACGGCGGCCTCGTTCTCCTGGATCAGGTTCATGTCGCCGTCGGCCGAGAGGCTGACCCGGTGGAACTCGTAGACGATCTCCTCGTCGGAGTTCAGCGGGTTCACAGAGATGAACTGGAGCGAATACTCCTTGTTCGTGGCCTGGAGCGCCTTGACCCGGTCGATGTTCGCCGGAGCGCCCATCTGCGCGGTGACCGCCCAGTCGACCGTGTCGCCGTTCATCACTGAGACCGCGGTCGTCGGGAAGAACACGAAGCCGGTCTCGGGGTCCAGCTCGTAGTCCGTGCCCTCGGTGAGGGAGGTCGGCGTGCCAGAGGGGTCCTCGCGGATGGTGACGTCACTGGTGTTGGCCGGGTCGATGGAGACCGGGTTGCCGGTGCCGTCATACTTGGTGAGGAGCTGATACCACATGCCCAGCGTGATGTTGGTGGTGATGACAGTGTCGGCCGAGGCCGAGACGCCGGCCACCGCCGGGTTGGTCAGCTCCTCCGTGGTGCCGTTGAAGAACAGCCCCAGGTTGTCGAAGGACAGCTCGTCGAGCGAGAAGGACAGGCCGATCTCGCGGGACGTCACCGCGCGGGCGTCGACCTCCGAGAAGCCGGAGAGCGAGCTGCGGTGGGTAAACTCCTCGATCTCGACCGTGGTCGCGAAGGCGGGAGCGTTGCCGAGGTGACGGTAGCCACTGGGCAGACCAGTGCTCGTGTCGTTCTCGGCGAGAAGGAGGCGGCCACGACCCAGCACGTAGAAGTTCGGGTTCGGGCGTCCGGTTGCATTCAGACCCATGTGAGGATTTCCTCGATCGTTGTCGGTTGGGGGGTTACGTCGGGATCAGCTCGGCGACAGCTCGGCGGCGAAACGCCAGGTGGCGCGAGAGCCGGTTGAGGGACTCTTCCGTGGAGGGTGGACGTAGTCCTCTGCCTCCTCCAGGAAGATGTCGACTTGTCGAGGAAGCCCGCTCTGAGCGCGCGTGATCCTCGGGGGGTTCTCTGCGATGTCCCGCTCGAACTCCTCGAACGAGACGGCGCGATCGAAGGCGACCTCCACCACCCAGACCCAGGTCGTCCGCTCGACGTAGCGGCTCTGGCGGTTCTGTGCTGGGGTGTCGAACGTCGACGACCGCATGTCGATCTTGAGCGTGCGCGGCAGCTTGAAGACGGAGGCACTCGTGGCGCGCGTCTTGCCGTCCGGGTAGGTGACCTCCGGGAACGAGCCGGCCAGGACTCTCGTCCGTAGCGCGTCGTGGATCATGTCACCGTAGTTCACCATCACTCACACTCGGTCTTCGGGTTGCCCCACAGGCGGCAGTTGCCGCCGATGAGCGAGCCCAGCGGGAAGATGCGCCCGCCAGCGGCATCACCCTGGAGGTGGACCTTGGCGGACTCGGTCTCGCCGAGGCTGATGTCCTGGGCCAGGAGTGGGATCATGTCCTCGATCCACTTCAGGCACTCCTCGATCGTCTCGCGGACTCGGTCCGGGTCGATGGAGCGGAAGATGCCCTCCTGGTTGTATTGCTCGAGGTCGTCGCCGGAGTTGTCGAAGAACTTGAGCGGCATCCTCTGCGCGAGGAAGCACCACACCCACTTCTCCTCGACCTCCTCGGCCAGGGCGCGCAGGACGCCGGCCTCGCTGGTCGGGTTCTCCGTGGACGGGATCGCGACCAGGTTGGCGACCTGGGAGGTTCCCAGGCGCGCGTAGAACTGCGTGCGGACTCGACGCGTGGCCCCGTCGATCAACGGCTGAGCGTCGTCAGTCGACTCCACCCCGGACAGGCGCAGACGCGCCTTCAGGTCGTCCATGGTGGCGATGAACAGCGGGGCCACAGCCATGGTCAGCTACGCTCCTCGTCGACGAAGTCGTCGATCTCCAGGTCCTCGTCCTCGTCGTCGTCGAGCAGGTCGCCGAAGAACTCGTCGTCGGACAGTTCGTCGTTCGGACTCGCGTCGGCTGGCGGAGGCCCGTTCACCAGCTCGTCGAAGATCACCTCGGCGTCGTCGGCGGCCGGCATCTCGACGTGTGGCTGGGCATCGCCCTCGATCACGTCGTCCAGGCTCGGCTCCTCGACCGTGGCCTCATCCTCGATGATCGGCTCCGGCGCTGCTGCGCGCTCGGCCTCCAGCGTGGCTTGCTTGCGGGCGCACTCCTCGGCCTCCTGCTGTGCCTTCTCGGCCGCCTTCTTCGCAGCGACCTCGCGTTGCTCCTTGGCGAGCTGCGCAAGTTGCATCTGCACGTCGGCGTTGTGTGGAGTCTCCGACCGGATCGGCCGCTGCTCGCGCTTGGTCTTCGGATCGTATTCGTCGATCTCGGCCGGCAGCGGTGGGGCCTCGGACGAACGGAACTTGACCACCTTACCGGATGGCGTGACCTTGTAGCTGCCAGGACGGCGCGCAACTTGGTTGTTGGCGATCAACTCACGGAGAGCCGCCTCGCGACCACGGAAGACGTTGATGTCGATCTCCTGGCCGGGGTGATAGAGGATGGGGCCGATCTTCACCGATCCCTGGTCGGTGACGAACAGGACCTTCTTGTCTGCTGTCTGGTTCATCTTGTGTGGTTCCTTGTGCATCATTGCTGGTGTGAACAGGGGGAGGGACCAAGTGGCCCCTCCCCCTAGTGTAGCAGGTCAGAGGGGGTCAGGGGATCAGCCCGAGACCACCTTCATGCTGACCATGCTGTCCGGGCGACGCGGGACCGGCAGCGGACGGCTCGTGACGAGCTGCCACCAGACCGACGGATCCTCCTGCACCCAGCTCTTGGAGAAGCGACGGCGACGGATCGCGCGACCCTCTAGGGCGGTGATGTCGGAGATCGGGCCGAAATACATCGTGTTCTCGGCCTCGGGGAGCACCGAGACGAACTCGGCATACTTCGGACGGACCAGGTCGTAGCTCGCACCAGCGACCGTGGTCTTCCGCGAGTAGCTCCAGACGGCGAGGCCGCTGAAGTTCCCCAGGAAGATGGAGCCGTCGGCGTTGAACTGCTCGTTGAAGGTCACCTGACCGGCGCTGATGTTCTGGGTGTCGAGCAGCGCGCGAACGCCGTCCGAGTTCAGGAACGCCGTGGTGGCCTCCGAGCCCAGGAGGACGTGCGTCAGGCCGAGGCCGACGTCGTCCGAGACGAGCTGCTTGGCCGTCAGGAAGTCGTCCGACGGGTTGCCACTCGCCAGGTCCCAGAAGTCGGTCAGGGTCACGTCGTGCGACGACGACCGAGGGAAGACGACCTCGAAGGCCTCCTCCTCGTCCACCTCGTAGGTGATCGAGCCGCGGAGCGCCTGGGCGCAGAGATACTCCTCCGCCTCGGTCACGACGTCGTTGAGACGCTGCGACGTGCGGGAGATCTCGCGCTCGGCGCCGTCCAGGACGTCGCCCTCGTCGACGAAGATGGCTCCGCCGATCTGGCGGTCGAGGATCAGCTCGGCCGGGTTGAGGTGTCGCTTCACGCGGACGTGCGACGTGGTGACGTTCAGCCGTTTCTCGGTGTAGGGCGTGATCTCGATCGCCTCGCCGGTTCGGCGGGCGAACGGACTGACCACGCGGTCGCCGATCAGGATCGGCACCTCGAAGGTCTCCGCTGCGACAAGGTCTTCGTTCGAGAAGACCAGTCGCCGGATGAACTGGTTGGGGGACTTGAGCTCGTTGACGAGGCTCGTCAGCGCGGCCCAGCCCGTGATGTCCTTGGTCTCAGCCATGGTAGTGGTTGCTTCCTTGGGGGTTCAGGTCAGGGGTTCAGGGTTGGGATCACGGGACCTGGGTCAGGCCACGCACGATGATGCCCTTCTCGCGCAGCTTCTCGCTGCGGAGGGCGGCGTCCAGCTCCGATTCGCTCGGAGCGCCGTAGGCCGCGAGGATGGTCCTCATCGCCGCGGTGTTGATGTCGTCGCGGTAGACCTCGCCCTTGATGAGCGCGATCGCCAGGACGTCGTCGGAGGCGTCGAGCTGGACGCCCTCCTCGCCGGGGTTCGCCTCGTAGACGAACGCGTTGATCTCGTTCGTCCCGTTGAGCTGGGTGCCCGGATCGCTCGCGGCCAGGACGTGCGCGTTGCCCGTCAGACCGGAGACGTCGATGTCGACGCTCGGGGCGCCGGCCGACTCGTCGAACGTGATCGTGATGACCGCGTCCGCGTCACCGAGGTCGGTGCCCATCGTCGCCGCAGCGGAGAGGGTGTAGGGCTTGCCGGCATCCGCCAGCAGCGCGTTGACCTCGGCCTCCAGCGCCGCAGCCGCCACGTCGAACGCGTGGACGGAAGCCAGACCGTCGACCATGAGCTGGAACGTGCCAGCGGAGGCCGGGGTGGAGTCGGCGGTGATGGTGTAGACCGCAGCGTCGCTGGGCTGGGTGTAGGGGACCCACTTGCTGTTCGCCTTGTCGAAAGCGAGCGGGGCGCCCAGGGGGAGCAGCTCCGCGCCGGCCGAGGCCGCGATGCGGACACGCTTGGTGCCGTGCATCTCCGGGGTCATGCGGGGGGTGACACCGAGCGTCTTGGAGCTGAGCAGAGAGTGCTTCTTCAGAGCCATTGGTGAGTTTCCTCGTTCTCAGTTCAGATTGGGGTTGGGGTTCTCAGCGAGAGCGAGGGCTCACGCCACGGCGCTCGAGCGCCGCTGGGACTTGTTGTGCCGCTCGGCGATCTGCTTGCCGAGGTTCCACTGCTTGGACTCGGACTTGGTGAGACCGTGGACCTTGCGGCCACCCTTCTCGACCTCGTCCTCCTCGTCCTCGTCGGCGTCCTTGCCGGGCTGACGGCTGGCCTTCTCCAGCTTCTCGATGCGGGCGTTGGCCTCGTCGCGCTCGCGCTTGGCCTTCTCCAGCTCGGTCTCCTCGGCGCCTTCGCCGTCGGACTTCGCCTTCTCCAGCTTCTCGGCCTCGGCCTCGGCCTTGGCGCGCTTCGCGGCCTGCTCGCGCCGGTGCTTGATGAGCTTCTGGACGTCGCCGGGCTTGCTCATGTCGAGCTTCGCCACGAACAGGTCGTCCAGATACTTCTCCAGCTCCTCCTCGGTCGCGTCGGCGCCCGGGGGCTCGGGGAGTTCGTTGGCGGGGGTGTCGATCACGTCGTCGGCGTCCGGCTTAGCGGGCGCGACCGCCTCGGCGACCGCCGGGGCCACTGCCTTCGCGATCTCCGCCGCGAGAACCTTCATCTCTTCGGGGGTCATGTTGAGGTCATCCTCGGTTGGGGTTGGGGTGTCGTGAAGGCGGGACTTGCCGACCAGTTCGACTTCGGCCCGGCCTGCCATCGAAACACCGATCCACTCGCCAAGCTCATAGCCGGCCAGCAGATCGGGATCGTGGATCTTGAGGATCAGGCCCCACGCACCGGTGGGGTCGATCTCGTTGCCGGCATCGTCCATGATGCCGGCGAACTTGGGGTCACCGGCGGGCACGATGTAGTGCTCGGCGATGTGGACGTCTTCCTTCGACAGGGGAATGTTGTCGTGCTCGATGTCGATGTTCCCGCCGTGCAGCAGGAAGTTGTGCGCCATCTTGCGGATCTCGTCGGCGGACATGAAGTCGCCCTCGTGGTCGACCAGGTCCGGGACGTAGACGAGCGCGTGGAGCAGGCCCTCGTTGTCCATCTTCGCGATGGTCGTCTGAAGGTCGAACTCCGCCTCGCCGTCCTTGATGCTCTTGAGCAGGGAGCGCACGCCGTTGATGCCTCGCCGGCACAAGCTGACGGTGTGGATCTCGCCGTTGCGCAGCCGGCGGCGAGGCTTGCGGCTTTGCTTGTTCAGCGGCAGGCCCTCGTCGTCCTCTTCCTCGTCTTCCTCGGCCTGCGGCGCCTTGCGAGTCTTGCGCGACTTCTTGGCCATCGCGACGTCGACCATCTGCCGGCGGAGCTGCGCGAGCGCGCGGGTCAGCTCCATCTCGTCCACCTCGTGGGTGTGGCCGTCGGCCTCGCCGATGACGAGGTTGCCCTCGGCATCCATGGTCCACGGGTGGGAGTGCTCGTCCTCGGTGGCGGCGTCCCCGGTCGAGGGCGACGTCTGGCCTCCGAGAGTGCCGTTCTCCAGCTCCCATGAGTAGAGCGAGACGGCGTGCTGGTGGCGTTCGACGGAATCGGTGAGGAGGGTGATCGTCTTCTTGACGGGGGCCTTCCGGCGGGTCTTCGTCGTCATGCTGGGGGATCCTTGGCCTAGCGCGCTGCCGTATGGTATTCTACTACATGGATCCGAGTCAAGCAGGGTCCCTCCAAGAATTCCGGTCGGAGCTTCCCCCGAATGTCGAACCAGAGATACAGCCGATCCGTGCGGAAGATCCTCCCCACGGACGGTAAGGCGCCTCTCCCCCTGCGATCGAGCAGGCCTCCGATCACTCTCCGCAAGGCCGTCCACGATCTGTGGCCGGCGCTCGAGCCTGGGGTCGGCGCGCTCCAGGCCATCCTGAAGGCGGTCGGCGAGGACCGTCCCTCGCAGCAGTCGGACGAGGAGGGAGAAATCACTCTGCCGTTCGACTTCCGCGCGGCGACCAGGTTCAAGATCCACAACGTCCACCACTCGACCTGCATCGAGGCGCGCAAGCAGGCCATGGTGGGTCTGGGGCACAAGAAGGCCGAGACCGACGAGCAGTCGAAGGCGGCCGAGATCCTGAACCCGCTGACCCGCGTCTCGTGGCAGACCACGCTGACGCAGCTCGCCGAGGACTACGTCAACGTGGGCAACGCCTACCTGGAGATCAGGCGCGAGGGTGACCAGCCCGACGGCCGGATCGTCGGTGTCCACTACCTGCCGGCGTGCAACGTGCGCCTGGTGCTGGAGGACGACCGCGGCATCAACCGACACTGGAAGGTGCTCAACGGGGCGTCGCTCTCCTCCGGCCGGCGCGGCTCGGCCGGCGTGCGTGGCTCGCGCAATCTGCTCATGGCTCAGTTCGGCGACCTGGCCGACTTCCAGCGCCGGGTGGCGAGCAACGCGATCGACGGCATCACCGGCGGCGAGCTCGGGTTCTCCGAGGTCGTCCACATTCCTCAGCCGGCTGTCGGCCTCGACCGTTGGTATGGCTTCCCGGACTGGCTCGCGGCGACGGGCTACGTCGAGCTGACCCAGGCCGTGTTGCAGTCGCAGTTCGACCTATTCTCGAACCGCGGCGTTCCTGAGCTGCTGCTGTTCGCGCTCGGCGGCAAGATCGACGACGAGACCTGGGCCGAGATGAAGCTGGCGTTCGACGGCTTCGTGGGCTTCGGTCAGTGGCACAAGTCGGGCATGTTCAACATCCCCGACGGCAACATAGAGATCCAGGTAGAGAAGCTCGCGCTGGAGCAGATCCTCAACGGCAACTTCTTCAAGGACATGATGGAGGTCCTCTCGACCACCATCGTCTCGGCCCACCGCGTCCCGCCGCCGATCGCTGGCATCCTGATCCCGGGCAAGATGGGCGCGGCCAACGAGGCGGCCAACGCGATCGTCGCGTTCCAGACCCTCGTGATCGGCCCGGCTCAGCACCACTTCCAGACGGTGCTCGGCTGCACGCTCGGCAACGAGCGGCTGAACGGCGGGCTTGGGCTGACCATGTCCGACTTCGAGCTGGAGACCACTGTCGAGGTAATGTCGCGGATCATGGCGAAGCTCGCCACGATGAACACGATGGGCCGGATGCGCGATCAGCTCCCCGAGGCAGCGGCCGAGGGCCGCGACCTGGAGGACGGCCTGGAGAAGTCGATCAGCCAGCGCGTCCATACGATCATGGCCGACGAGCAGCTCATGGCCGGCATGTTCGCAGAGGCCGCCCGCATCCAGGCGAACGGTCACGGCCTCAACGGCCGTGGCTGATTACGATCGGTTCGTCTCCGCGTTGACCCTGCGCCTGTGCAGGGAAGCCCAGCGAGTGGTGCTGCGAGAGCTGAAGTCCCGCACGCTGAGATCGGCTCTGCACTGTCGGCTAGACGCCCGCGGACCTCGCGTGTGGAAGGCGCGTCTGGCCGTGCCTCACTACTGGGCCATCTACTACCACGACGGCCGTGGTCCTGTGCGGCCGAAGCGCGGTCGGTTCCTGGTCTACTTCCGTTCGATCGAGGACGACCCTCGCGTTCGACCGTCATCAGCATCCCCGGAGCGATACACCCAGACCAAGCGGCTGCGGCTCAAGCCGGAGACGTTCCGCCGGCTGGTGGCCCAGGGCAAGATGATCGTGACCACCGGAGTCGGGCCGGCTGCGCCCAATCCGTTCTTCCGGAAGCTCAACGACTTCTCAGGGCGCGCTGGCAGGATCACTCGGCCAGCGTTCAGCCGCTATGTGCGCCAGGCGTTGCGCGACGAGAAGCTCGATCGGCTGATGCCCAGCTCACTCATCGACATCTTCTGACGCTCGATAATCGAGCGTCGAGCGCCGGATTATCGAGCGTCGAGCAGGGCGCGGTAGACCTGCGCGTAGGCAACGCCCCAGGCGTCGCAGTGGTCACCGTCGATCTCCTCCTGGTCCCAGGAGAGAGTGTGCGCCCATTCATGGACGAGGCAGTCCATGGCGATGACCCGGTCTCGACCTGGGTCGATGCGGATCCAGAAGCGGTCAGCGCGGCCGTCCCCGTCCTCGTCGATCTTGCAGGTGGAAGCGAACGCGCCGGGCGTGTTATCGACCGTGACCAGGACCGGCAGGGACGGCGGCAGCTCGTGCTGAAGCCGGCGAATGTCGCGCTGAAGCCACGAGCCGTAGCTGTGAGGGAGAACGGCCATGACGATGATCCCAGCCAGGGAGGCAAGGGTCATGGCCAGGAGGGTGCGAGACATCCTCATCGGTTGAGCATCCGGTTTTTGCGCTCCTCGCGAGCGAGCAGCTCGAGCCCCCACAGCGCGAGGCCGATGCCGTCCACGACCTGTTTGCGGCTGGTCTTGTTCAGAGGCTCGGCGCCAGGGATCTCGTCGAGGTCGGCCGAGATGCCCAGCTTCTTCAGGAGCTTCTTCTGGTGGTCGGCCTTGTCTTGCGTGCCCTTCCAGGTCACCGGGAGAGGCATCTCGACACGCTTTCCGACGAGCCGACCAATGCCCATGGCCACGCCCTGCGTGACACCGAGCTGGACGATGTTGTCGGGTCGCGGGTCACCGGGACGGAAGGCCTGTCCCTCGACCACGACCAGGTCCGGGATGATGTGCTGGCCGAGCCAGTTCGTCATCTCGCAGAGGCCGTCGTCGATCGAGTCGAGTAGCTGCGTGATGCGGCTTCGGATCTGGCGACCCTTGGCCTCGGCGGCGAAGACTCTCTCGATGCGGATGTGTTCGAGCTCGCGACCTGGCATTTCCGCGGAGAGCAGGGCGATGCCGGTGTTGAAGGTGTCTGGGTCGACACCGATGACGTGGAACTTGGTGGTCTCGGTCATAGCAGGCCATACTCTCGCAGCGCGAGCTTGTAGACCATCGGCGCCTCGTCGGGGCCGAGGTAGTGGATCGGGTGGTGATACCGCTCGGGGATCTCACGCACCCAGGGAGGTGGAGGAGTGAACATGTGCGCGGCCTCGTGGAAGAGGGCCGCGACGTCGTAGAGCTTCACGGTCTTCCAGACCGGGTCGTCCTTCGGAGGCAGACGCAGGGCGTCGAGGATCACCTGTTCGATCTGGTGCTCGAACGACTTGTAGCCGGGGACCATGTGCTTCATCGGCGACGGCCAGTCACCAGCGTAGGCCTCGACCGCGTCGTGAACCAGCGCGCAGCGCGCCACGGTGGAGCCGCGACCGTGGTCCAGCTCCGCCATGTGGCACACCATCAGCATGTGCTCGGCGACGGAGTAGAACCGCTTGCAGTGGCCCATGTAGCGGACCTGCATCCCGCATGAATGCGCGATGTCTTCCAGCCGCACATCGCGAACGTGGAGGTCAGGCAGCCGCAGGCGGACGTGGCTCTGGGTCGTGATGTAGGCGCGGTGCGCGTCCTTCATCGAGTCGACCATCTCCTGGAGCACTTCCATCTGCGGGCCCTCCATGTCGATGGTCGAGTCCTCGATGCGGCCCGCGCCGTCCGGATCGGTGCTGATGTGGTGCAGTTCGTCCATCAGCTCACCAGTTGCGCGCCACTGAGCATCCACTGCCGGACCTCGTGTTCGAGACCCTGCAAGGTGCCGTCGTTGACCAGGTCGAACGTGCCGACCTCGGGGCCGAGGTTGATGTAGCTGCGGCTGTCGCCGGAGAAGTCGCAGCCCGGGCGGTAGACGCGGATCAGGCGCACGTTCTCGGCACCGACCTGGTCGATCAGGTAGCGGGCCTCCGGCTCGAACCCGGAGTCGGTGATCGCGATGATCCCGTCGACGTTCCGGATATCCTGCCAGAGCAGCTTGCCGAAGATGTCGATCCCGTGGAGCGGCTTGTAGTAGGTCTCGCTCAGCGCGATGTAGACCTCGCGCGGCGTCTTGCCAAGGAAGACAGGGAGCGGATCCTCTTTCTTGCTCTCGTAGGCGCCGTGCGCCAGCGTGCCCATGCCGTAGAGAGTGTGCGCCTTTTCCTTCAGCACGCGAGCGAACTTGTCGACGGTCGCGTGGAAGTGTAGGCGAAGGATCTGGCCGACCGTGTCCTTGCCGGAGCGCGGCGGGCCGTTGATGAGGATGATCTTCTGGTTGGTCATAACTCTCGCATCAGGAGGTGGAAACAAGTGTATTGGACCGGCTCGTTCATGCCCATGCCGATCCTGATGACCATGGCGATCACCTGACCGTCGGCGTCGAACACCGGTCCGCCTGATGAACCAGGATACACCGGGGCGGAGCAAACGTCGGGATCGGTGATGATCCCTTGTCCCAAGAAGAGACGCCCGGCCATGCCGGGATATCCGGCGACGTAGACCCGCTCACCGAAGGCCGGCACGCGCGGGTCGATCTCGTGGAGGGGAACAATACGGTCACCTATCTCGAAGGCGATCAAGGCTGAGTCCACCGTGTCGTGAATCTGGAGCACGCGCCCATTCATCAGACTCACTCCACCGCTGCGGATACTGATCGAGGTGAGAGTCTCTGCCGGGCTGTCGGGTTGGACAGCGTGCGCCGCGGTCATCAGCACGATCTCGTCTCCGATGATCTGCACCGGGAAACACGTCGCACTTGTGAGCTTGTGCTTTGGCGGCTGACCGAGCGCGATGTTCTCGATGCGCCAGACGCAGCTCAGCTTCCAGACGTTCTCAGCGGCTTTCTGGACCGCTAGAGGCACGGATGCGGTTGGGACGGTCACGGGGACGGCGCACGCTGAGGTCAGTAGCGCCAACGATGGGAGGAAGAATCTCATCCTGGAATCATACCCCAGAAATGGGAACGGCGACCCGAAGGTCGCCGTCCTGCCTCGTGGCCCGATCGCCAAACGTATTCCCACCTACCACCACTTCATTCGAGAGACTCGTGGCCGGCCGGTCGAGGCTCACTCCATTGTATCACCGCTTGCCTCGCTTGTGGCACTCGATCCGAACAGTCCTGCGAACCGTCTTCCGAACCAGGAAGAGGTAGGCCGGGAACTCCGCCCGGACGTAGCGGTCCAAGGCTCGAGCCACCGAGTCGCGGAACTTCTGCACGCCCTTGCCCGGCGGCACCGCATATTCCTCCCAGTCTCCCGGCTCCATCTGGTAGCACCGCTCGATGAGTTTGGAGTATTTCGAGACTCGCTGCTTGCGCTTCTTGGTCGTCATGCTAGGACCGGCTCCTCTTCCCAGATCGTGAGCCGTCCCTCGGCATCGAACACCGGGTCCGCCTCCTTCTTCCAGCGACGCATCAGCGCGGCCTCGGTCTTGACCTTGGTGTGCTTGATGACGACCGACATGGAGTCCTCCATGATCCGCTGGATCTCCGTCGCGCGATCGTGTAGCGAGTCCGGACCCTCGTCAGGCAGCTCGAAGATCAGCTCGTCGTGAACGAAGTTCACCACTCGGCAGCCGTAGAGGATCGACTGGCACGTCGCATCACGGACCGCGCGCACTGCGTTGAAGACAGCGTTCTTCGCACCCTCGGCGGCCGGACTTTGCATGGCCTTTCCGTTCGCGCACGCGGTGAATGAGCACGCGGCTCGGAACATGCCGAGCGGGGTCGTGTAGCAGAGGCCAGCGATCTCGCGGCCGGACTCTTCGTCGTGGCCGATCACCGGGTTGACCTCGTCGATGCAGTCGTCCGAGATGTGCTTGAAGTAGGGGCGCATCTCCGGGTAGGTGGCGTGCCACACGTTGTCGCGGATCAGACTCGCGAGCTGGATGCCGCGCAGCGTCGGGTTCCACTCGAAGTCGGCCGGCTTCATCTCGTAGAGATCGTTCGCGTGCCAGAGCACGGACTTGGTTGGCTCGTCGAACTCCTCGGGGTGCTCCTCTGCGCGATCCTCCGCGATGGTGATGAAGTTCACACCGTAGTTGTTCTTGGCGAACTCCAGCATCGTCTTCGGGCCAAGGCCTCCCGGGAACCCGAGGCCGGTCGGCTTGGCCAGCTTGCGCCACGCTCCGAAGAACTCGGGGTTCTCCTTCTTGAGCAGCATGAACGCGCCGTAGACGTCGTCGAAGTTCGTGAGGTCGATGCCCAGGTCCTCGCACCAGGTGGAGAACTCTGGGTCGAGGCTCGCCGCGAGCTGCGCGCCGAGGAACGCGTGCATGTTGTAGTCGGCGTTTACCTTCTGCCAGTGGACACTCTCCTCGCCGAACAGGTTGTAGGTGATCTCAGCGACGCAGACCAGCTCCAGGCTGGAGTAGTCGACCGAGCACAGCACGTTGCCCGGGCGCGGGACGAAGCACCCTCGAACCTTCGGGTGGACCTGCTGGCCGTTGCCCGAGGGATACTTGTCGTTCGTGCGGGAGCTGGTGCGCGTGGTCTTCACCAGGATGTTGAACGGGAAGTGGACCACGTCGGAGAACTGGCCGCTGCCCTTCGGCCACTCCATGCGCGGGAGGTCGGTGCTCACGAGCTTCTGGAGCTTCTGACGGTGCCCGTAGATCTTGAGCAGAGGGTCGAGATCCTCCAGGTCGCCGATCACCTCCTTGTCGGTGGAGATGGCTCCACCGTCGGTGAGCTTCAGTGCGTAGCCGACCCGGTCGGCGATCTCCTTCACGTGGGCGCGCAGCGGCTCGTCCTTGCGCTTCTCCTTCTGCGGATCGGCGATGCGGACGTCGCCCTCTCGAAGGGCCTCCAGATAGGGCCCCCAGTCGTCGCAGACCCAGATCTTCTTGGTGGTGGGCGGTTCGACGCCCTTCTCCTTCGCCTTGCGGAGCTGGGCCTC